GTGTGAGAAGAACTCTGCGACGGTGGAGTAGACCTCGCTCAAACGAGATGCGGAGCACAGCGAATAGGCAGGTATGCCACTTACCCTTGCCGGGTAGCTCAGTTGGTAGAGCAAACGGCCGATAACCGTTAGGTCACTGGTTCGAGTCCAGTTCTGGCAACCAAAATTCTCATGGGGTGGGAAGCGTCTCAACAAGCGACGTTAAAATCTTGTGTCGGTCCTGACCAGCGGACCTTAACTGCTGGCACGAATTCAGTTGGGGGTTAGCTCAGTTGGTAGAGCAACGGGTTTTGATCCCGTTGGTCGTAGGTTCGAGTCCTACACCCCTTGCCAAGATTTGCCCTCATCGTCTAACTGGTTCAGGACGCCGGACTTTCAATCCGGGGATGCGAGTTCGATTCTCGCTGAGGGTGCCAAATTTGTCACTCGCCCGAAACGAGAAACACGTGGCTGTGGAAACCGATGCATACGGACCACGGCAGTGAAAAGTCGGAATTGAAGTGTACGCAGAGGAAAGGCGTAGCACGCTCTCCCCGCATCCGAGCCTGATTCGGTCGGCGAGGGTACAAGGCAAAGGGCTTTCTCGGGTGACAATCTTAGAGGACGTGGGTTCGGGCAACCGGGCCTACGAAGTGACCTCCATCGGGGTGCAAAGCCCTGTCCAAACATTTGCCTCGTTAACTCAGCGGTCAGAGTGCTCCCCTGTCTAGGGAGAAGCCGCCAGTTCGATTCTGGCACGGGGCGCCATCGGTTTCAAGCATTAAGGTGATGCAACTGGCTCTTACCCAGTAGAATGCGGTTCAATACCGTGGAGGCCGACCAAAGATCAATTCCGGTGAACCCGAGCAAGGTGCATGGGCCTGACTGTTAATCAGAGGTTAGGTTGGTTCGATTCCAACCTCCGGAGCCAAAATACGCGTGTCATGTTCCAAAGGTGGGACAGGAGGCTGTAACCCTCCCGGCCTCTAGGCCATGCTAGGTTCGATCCCTAGGGCACGCACCAAGTTTTCAAGGTGGGGACGTTAGAGGCTAGTAAGTCCGGCCTCGGTCGAAAGACACTGTGCCACCACCTCTCGGACGGGTAGCTCAGATAGTAGAGCACCGGATTGAAAATCCGGGTGTCGCTGGGGCAGAGCCAGCCCCGTCCACCAAAATTCATGGGGTCGCATGTGCCAAGGGCGGCGAGGAAGGTTTGCACCTTTCCTGTGGTGAGTTCGATTCTCACCGGCTCCACCAATTCAGCGGGTGCCAATGTTCCAAGGCTGGCGAGCGAGGCTCCAAACCTTGCTGGCGCGGTTCGATTCCGTGGGTGCTTGCCAAGGAAGAATGGCAGAGTGGTCTATTGCAGGACGGTGCTAACGTCCCGGGCGGCAACGCCCCGTAGGTTCGACTCCTACTTCTTCCGCCAGATTTCAGGGTGTAATGTCAGTTGGTAGACGGCGAGCTTTGGAAGCTTGAGGCCGGTGGTTCGAGCCCACCCACCCTGACCAGATTTCTGTCGTGGCCCTAGTGTAATGGCGAGCACTCCGAGTTGTGACCTCGGCAGACGGGTTCGATTCCCACGGTCACCCCACCATTCACGTATCCTTTCCTCTGCACTTCGGTTTCTTCTTTCTCCTTGTCTGGAGTGCAGTGGTGAGTGTATTCCGCCCCGCCCGGTTCGCCGTCGCGGGGTGTTTCTTTTGGAGGTTTCATGAGTGAACGTCCCGTCTTCGGGCCATGCAGCGAAAAGCAGCGACTCATTCTAACCGACGACACCACGGACGTGCTTCTTTGCGGCGGCGGGGCTGGCGGCGGTAAGTCGCACACCTGTCTTACAAAGGCGCTCAAGTTCATCAACGACCCGGCAGCCCGGGTCATCATCGTCCGTCGTTCCTATCCTATGCTGAAGCTTCCGGGGGGTCTGATTGACGAATCGAAGGGCATCTACAAGCACTTCAAGGGTAAGTTCCTCGTTCAGACATCGACGTGGGTCTTCCCGAACGGCGCGAGCATCCAGTTCGCCCCGATCCCTGAACCTGTGAGTGAGTGGCAGGGCCTTCAGGCCAGTCACATCCTCGTTGACGAAGCGGCTGAGTTCACTGAGGATGAAATCCTCTTCCTCATCTCCCGGCTTCGTGCGGTGCGTTACAAGGGCCACCTGAGCATCATCCTGACGTGCAACCCCTCCCGGGAGTCCTTCCTGTACGAGTGGGTCAAGTTCTCACTGGACGAAGCTACGGGTATCCCAATCGGCGGCACCGAAGATCGTGTTCGTTGGTTCATCAACGTCAGTGGTAAGGTTTACTGGGGTGAGAGCGTAGAAGAACTGTGGCAAGAGTACGGCACGAAGTTCGGCATGAATCGCGATCCCGCGAACGGCCCTATCAACTTCATGCCCAAGAGTTTCCGGTTCATTCCGCTCACGGTGTATGACAACCCCATCCTACTGAAGAACAATCCCGGCTATCTCGCCAACCTGCTGTCGCAGCCTCGCGTCAACCAGCTTCGTTACCTCCACGGCTCGTGGACGGCACGTGCTGAAGGCTCTGGCCGTTTCCGGCGTGAATGGGTGGAGATTGTGGATTACCCTCCCAACAACCCCATCTCCCGGGTTCGTTCGTGGGACTTGGCAGCTTCCGTTCCATCTGAGACGAACCGCGATCCTGACTGGACGGCGGGTGTCAAGATGAGCCGTGCCAAGGACGGATTCTACTACGTAGAGGACGTGAACCGCTTCCGTAAGCTCGCGGACGGGGTCATCAAGGAACTCGCAGCCACTGCCTACTCGGATGGACTGGAGGATTGCAAGGTGACGATCCCTCGCGATCCCGGCGCTGGCGGCAAGACTGCCAACGCCTTTCAGCTTCGACACCTTGCTGAGAACGGTGTGAACGCAACCTCGGTTGTCGTCTCCGGGCACTCTGGCAAGCTTGCACGATTCTCCCCTTTTTGTACGCTTGCCGAATCGGGGTTTGTACGGATCGTCCGAGGGGATTGGAATGAGGCTTGGCTGACGGAGCTTGAACTGTTCGAGGGTATCCGTGGACAGAAGGACGACCAAGTGGACGCCACGTCCGACGCCTTCAACACCCTCTCCCGTCAACTGAACCTTCCCAACTTCGCGGTCCCGAATTTGACACAACCTAGTCAAATTCCTTACCATCCCGGCCAACTGCCCTTGACAAGTTAAGGGTTGTATGCTATAATTGCTTTCAACTGATAGGAGCAGCCATATATGCCTGAAGCGAGCACGCCACAGGGCGTAGACTCCACGGCGGCTCTCCAGCCCGATCAGGACGCCATTATCCCACGCATGAAGCTTGGTGAGCAAGGTGTCCTCGGCCTGAAGACGAGCAACCGACGAATTCTAGAAGAGGCGCAAGCCGCCTTCCGGTTCCCGGCCTTCATCCAGACTGTTAACGAGATGCGCAACAACCCCACGGTTGGTGCTGCAATGAACGTCTACCGGATGATGATTTCCCGCGTGAAGTGGGATATCGAACCCCCCGCGAACGCAACAGAAACAGACAAGGCGCGAGCCGCCATTATCAAGACGATGATGGACGATATGGACCACTCGTGGTCTACGTTCATTGAAAGCGTCATCCCGTATCTCGAATATGGGTTTGCCATCAACGAAAAGGTCTACCGTCGTCGCCTCAAGCGAAACGGTTCTAAGTTCGATGACGGCTTGATTGGCCTCAAGAAGCTCGCCCCTCGAAGCCAAGAAACCATTGGTGGTTGGTGCTTTAGCCCGGACGGTCAAGAACTGCTCGCGGTTGAACAGAACCTCCGATATGTCGAACATGCCTATCTCTTCGCAGACCGCTTTGACGAGCGGGGTATGCTGAAGATTGACCGGGAAAAGATTCTCCTGTTCACGGCGAGCCCTACCAAGGGTAACCCGGAAGGCAATTCGATCTACAAGAACATCTACCTTGCGTTCAAGCAACTCGCGTTGCTCCAGAATCAAGAACTCCTTGGCATCACCAAGGACGTGCAAGGTATCCTGAAGATCGCGATTCCGCCTCGCTACCTCGACCCGAATGCTTCCCCGGAAGATCAAGCGGTCGTCGCAGCGTTCCAGCAGATCATCGACAACTACAACGCGGGCACTCAACGGGGTCTTCTGGTCCCGAACATGATTGACCCGGAGACGAAGCAACCGCTGTTCACCTACGACCTCATGGAGTCGAAGGGTCTGGCGAAGTACGACACGGAGAGCGTGATCCGTCGCCTTCAAGGTGACATCCTCTCTGCCCTGTCGGTGGACGTTCTGAAGCTTGGCTCAGACGGTTCCGGCTCGTTCTCCCTCGCGGAACAGAAGTCGTCGGTGCTCGCGCTCGCCATCGACTACCGTCTTCGTGAAATTGCTGAGGTTCTGAACAACGACCTGATGCGGCAATTGTACGAGCTTAACGGCTGGGATGCAAGCAACACAGCAAAGTTTGTGTACGCGGACATCGAAGACGTGAGCCTCGAAGAGTTCTCGAAGGCCATTCAACGCATCTTCTCGACAAGCGCCATTGAAGTTGACCGAGACGTTCTGAACCGTGTGCGTCAGATCATGGGTATCCCGCTCAAGCCGGATGACGAACCTGTGGACAAGGACAACCTCCCCGCCACTCTCACTGGGCAATCCAGTGGTGCAGGGGCCGGAATGGAGGTAGGCACGACTGGCGAGGGCACCGCAAAGAACCCCGCCAAGAACAGCAAGCAGAACAAGTCGGACAACAACGCCAACAACTCTGCGTAACAGGAACCCGAATGCATCCTCACAGCCTTTATCGGCTGGCTTCGCGGGTTCACAACACACCTCACTTGATCGTCCCGGACGAGTTCCACTTCATCCTCAATTATCTGGATGCACGGAACTCTCCGCTCTTCGCTCCTACGTCTGTCCCTCTGGACGACGACAATCAGGAGTCGATGGACGACGACGTTGATCCCGGCCCGTCTCCCCTTGACGACGACACGAACCAGATTCCTGTCGTTTCCGTTGATGGCACCCTGACGTACAAGCCGGTCATGTCGATGTGCGGTGAAGTTGGAACCAGCTACCAAGCCCTCGTTGAAACCTTCGAGGAACTGGCTGAAGCCGGTCACAAGCTCATCGTTATGGAAGTCAGTTCGGGTGGCGGCGAAGCCTCTCACTGTTTCCAAGCTGCAAATGACATTCGTGCCATCTGCGACGACAACAACATCCAACTCATCGGCTACGCCGACACGATGGCGTGCTCCGCCGCCTACGCGTTGATCTGCGTGTGCGATGTAGTGATTGCCAATCCCTCTGCCTCGCTCGGTTCCATCGGCTGTGTCGTCTCTCTGCTCGACACCTCGAAGGCAATGGAGCAAGCGGGCCTGAAGCGCATCTTCATCACTTCCGGTGAGAACAAGGTGCCCTTCGATGCAGACGGCTCTTTCAAGGAATCGTTCCTTGAGGAAATTCAAGCTGACGTTGACCGGCTGAACGATGAGTTCACCGCACACGTGGCAGCCAATACCGGCATTGACGCGAAGATCATTCGCTCGTTTGAAGCTGGTGTCTTTGACGCTGAAACCGCTGTGCAAAAGGGCCTCGCCAACGCCGTGATGACCAACAAGCAATTCGCGGCCTACGTCGCGTCACTCCAAGGAAACCAATGAAGCAATCCATGCTGAAGACGCTTCTCGGCAAGTTTGGCGGCGAAGAAGTCGCTGCGCCCGAAGCTCTCACATCCCTCCAAGCCGAATTCGACGCGTTCAAGCTCGAAGCTTCGGCACAAACCGCTGAACTGTCCGCCGCGCTGGAAACTGCGCTGACTGCGGTCAAGGAAGCTGACGCTCGCGTCGCTGAACTTTCTGCTGCTGTGGAAGCCGCTGTTGCCGAGAAGGCTGCGATGGTTGCCAAGGCTGCTGAAGCCAAGGCGAATGCACGCAAGGAAAAGATCGTTGCTGCTGTCGGCACGGCCCGGGCTGACGCCCTGTTCGCTGCGACAAGCAATCTCG